GGCCGCCTGCAAGGGCGCGCTGGACGGCATCGCCCTCGCTCTCGGGGTGGATGACAGCCGCTTCGACGTGAGGCCCGTCCTGGGCGATCCTGTGCCCGGTGGGGCGGTGATTGTCGAGGTGGGCGCATGACGGTCTCCATTCTCACGGGCGACTGCCGCGACGTTCTCGCCACGATGCCCGATTGCAGCGTCCAGTGCTGCGTCACCAGCCCCCCATACTTCGGCCTGCGCGACTACGGGCACGGCGGGCAGATCGGTCTGGAGCAGACGCCTGACGCCTACGTCGCCGAGATGGTGGCGGTGTTCCGCGAAGTGCGCCGGGTGCTGCGGGATGACGGCACATGCTGGCTGAACATCGGGGACTCATATTCAAGCACATCGACCACCCCCGATGGGTGGACAACAGGCACCAAACCCAAAGACCTCATCGGGATCCCGTGGATGGTTGCCTTCGCCCTGCGCGCGGACGGCTGGTATCTCCGGCAGGACATCATATGGGCCAAGCCCAACCCGATGCCGGAGAGCGTCACCGACCGCTGCACCAAGGCGCACGAGTACCTGTTCCTACTGACGAAGCAGGCGAGGTACTACTACGACGCCAAGGCGATTGCGGAGCCGGCGCTTCAGCCGGTCGGAAACCCAAGGGAAGCTTCCGGCGTCGGCTTTGATCACAAGCAACAGGCGCTCGGCCAGCAACGCGGCGGGTATCTAGGCGCGAACGCCGGCAGCGAAACCCGCAACCGCCGCTCCGTCTGGCCCATCGCCACACAGCCATTCAGCGGCGCCCACTTCGCCACCATGCCGCCCGACCTCGTGGAGCCGTGCATCAAGGCGGGGACCAGCGAGCGTGGTCAGTGCCCGCACTGCGGCGCGCCGTGGGTGCGTGAGACAAGCCGCGGTGCGGAGCAGCCGGACGTAGCCGCGTCCAGTCTGGATCGCTACGGGGACGGCAGCGCGGGCGTGCATAGAAAGGTCGGCGGCCAGTATCAGAAGTGGCTCGACGCCAACCCTATGAAGACAATCGGCTGGTCCCCCTCCTGCACATGCCCCGCTCACGATCCCATCCCGCAGACAGTCCTCGACCCGTTCGGAGGCGCCGGCACCACTGCACTCGTCGCCGACCGGCTGCAGCGAAACGCCACCATCATCGAACTCAACCCGGCATATGCCCAGATCGCCCGCGACCGGATCAACGGCGACGGCGGGCTGTTCGCGGAGGTGGCTGCGGAATGACCGGCTACCTCCACGCGCTTGTCGAGGACGCGGCCCGCGAGGCGGGCTGCACCGTGGCGCAGATGCTCGGGCCGCAGCGCGCATTCTATCCCTACCGCTGGCGCGCCATGAAACGGGCGCACGAGGACGGCTATTCCCTTCCGCAGATCGGTCGGGCGTTCAACCGGGACCACACCACAGTTCTCCACGCAATCAGGAAGTGCGCCGAATGAGCGACGTTTGGTATCCTCGCTATGTCGGAGACTACCAGCGCAAGACCGGGCACCTGTCCATGATGGAGCATGGTGCCTATGCGATGCTCCTCGACCACTATTACTCAACCGGAGGGCTGCCTGCAAATGCAGAGCAATTGCACCGGATTTGCAGGGCGCTTGCATGCGATGAGCAGGCCGCTTTGCAGAGCGTGGTGGATCAGTTCTTCACCCGCAACGGCGACCGGCTCATCAACAAGAAGGCGGAGGAAGAACTCGCAAAGCGGCGGAATATAAGCGAAAAGCGCTCCAAAGCGGCCATTTCCAAGCACGCAAAACAGGCTGCAAATGCATGTGCAAATGCAGGTGCAATTGCACACACAACCACAACCACAACCACAATAGAAGAGAGAGAGGATAAATCCTCTCTTGCGCCGGCGACGGCGCGTGCGCTCCGTTTCAATGAATTCTGGAATATCTACCCCCACCGGGACGGGGTGAAGCGGGCGAGGGCCAAGGTCGAGGCGAAGTACCGCGCCGCGGTCAAGTCCGGCGTTCCCGAGGGCGTCCTGATCGAAGCCGCGACCCGCTTCCGGTCGGACAAGCGGGTCCGGGACGGATTCGCCTGCGACCCGCTGACGTGGTTCGGCCGGCGCGGGTGGGAGGACGAACCGGCCGCCCCCGCTGCGCCCGATGGTGACATGGCCCAACGCCATGCGGCGGTCCTGGACTCGCTGGAGGCTGGTCTGCGCGGGGGGAGGAATTACCCCGCCAGCATGTTCGACGCCGCGACGACGGAGGAGATGATCCGGCGCGGAGCCATCACCCGCGAGGAGGCAGCCCGTCGCTTCTACCGCATGGCAGCTGAGCCCATCCGAAAGGAAACCGCATGAGACGGTCAACCCCCATGACGACCGGCATGGTCCGGCAGATTCGGGATCTCAGCGCCGCGGGCGTTGTGCAGAAGCGGATCGCGGCAATGGTCGGGGTTTGCGATAACACGGTCAGCAAGTACGCGCGCGGTCTGACCGACGCCCGGCTCCAGGAGCGGGCGCGCGTTATCGCCGAGCTGTGGCCGCAGACCTCAATTTCTACCCGAGAGCTCGGGCGGCGGTTCGGCGTCACTGGCGCGGCGATCAGCCAGCACGCCAAGCGCATCGGGCTGCCCCCGCGAAGGAACTACAACCCGTCGAGCAGAAAGGACTGACCATGCGTGCATTCCTGACGTGCCTGGCCTTGCTCATCGCCATCCCCGCCGCCGCGGCGCCCCCGCCGCCGTGGCTCCACCGATACGCCGAGGAGAATTTGGTCCAGGTCGGCAACGGCTGCTCGGGGACCATCATCAGCGCCACACACCGGCTGGTGCTGACCGCCTACCATTGCATCAACGACGCGATCCAGATCGAGAAGAAAGACCGCAGGGACGCCAGCGGCGAGGCGATCGTCGGGCCGGACGGCACAAAGCGCACGGTCATCGAGAAGAAGCTCCGGCAGGTGCCGCTGCATCAGTTCTGGTGGGGCGAGGATGGCACGAAGGGTGAGATCGTCTATTTCGCCGACATCGTGGCCCGCCACGAGGCGAAGGACGTTGCGATCCTCCGCATCCCCGAGACGGTCGGCCCGGTCAAGCTGGGCATCGGCGCGACGTATGACATCCCGCTTTTGCCCAAGGGCGAGAAGGTTCCGCTCGGGGCGACGGTCTGGCACGTCGGCAATCCGCTGATGCTCTACGGCACCGTGACGAAGGGCATCATGTCGGCCCCTCGCAGCCTCGCCGACTACGGCATCGACAGCAACAAGTTCTATGTCCAGTACGACGGCGGCATGTTCGGCGGCTCCTCCGGCGGCGCCCTGTACGACGACGCCGGCACGTTCATCGGGATCACCGTCATGGGCGTCCCGGCGGCTACTTTCGTCGGCCTCGCGGTTCCGATGGAGGATATCTGGACGGTTGCCGATGCCGCATGCCTCTCGGCTGACCTCGGCGGCGAGAACCCGGCCCGGTGCGCGAAGACCGCCGCCGTGGCGGGTCCCGGCTCTCTGGTTGGGGATCAGGCGAAATGACGTGGTGGCTCTACCAAATGGCATGGGTGATCGTGGCTGTCGGCTTCGGCGGCCTTCTCGTTTGGCTACTGCGGGAGGTGTTCCATGGGTAGGCTCCTCCCGCCGAAGCCCCGCCCGACCGGGTTGCGGCCGAGTGATCTTCGGGATGCGGCCCAGGCCCGTGCCGTCGCGCTTTACCCGACGACGGCGGTTCGTGACATCGCCTGCGAGCTCGACGTGTCGGTGAACTTCGTCCAGCACGCGGCAAAGAAGGCGGGACTCCCGGCCCGTCCCGCCTCGCAGGCCCCGGCATGACCGCCTATGCCAACCGCATGACGCCCGAGCGCATCGGCGCCCTCACCCGGCACATCCGCGAGCATTGGGGCAAGATCCCGGTGCGGCTGATCGCCGAGAAGGCCGGCGAGAGCTACAGCCTCGTGGCCAAGCACGCGGCGGACATAGGGATGCCCCGGCTGCCCAAGCGCGCAGCGGGAGGCCCGTCCATCAACGTCGTCCCGCCCGCGCCCAACGGCTACAGCGCCGAGACGCTCAAGTGGGCACGGGAGAACGCCGGGGAGGATCGCGAGGCGCGGATGATCCTGGCGATGATCGGGAAAGACGTTCGCAAATGGAGGTAGGTATGACGCCACAACTGATTTGGTGGGGCGGCTTCTTTGCGCCGATGGGGTGGTAGGGGATGAACACGCACCTGATTTACGGCGAGCTGATCCGCGCGATGGGCCGCGCGAAGACCGGGCAGGAGTTGAACGAAATCGCGCGAGCGATGTTTAACGCCCGGCTCATCATCGACAGCATCGAGATGGAGGCACAGGACGACCGTGAGCGCGCCGCCTGCGCCACCAAGCCCCCCGTGCGCTACACGGAGACCCCGGAGACGGCCCGGGCGTCTGGCGAGGCATGGAGCGCGTCGGAGGGGCAACAGGGATTCATGCGTCGGTACGGCGCGAGCGCCCAAGCATCCGCCCCGCTCGCCAGCTACCCGTTCGAGGCCATGGACCCGTGGCCAGGCGAGGATGGCGGGAGGGACGGGGCATGACCCCCACCCTCTGCCAGCCATGCGGACGCCACAAGGACCGCTGCCGGTGCGCGGGGCGCGCCGAGGCGTTCGCGGAGGCGGCGGCCATCGCGCGGGGGGTCGAGTGGTGGCTGCACCACCAGGCCGGTGCGTGCGAGATCCACAAGCGCATTGCCGAGCGCATCGTCCTCGCCGGCGAGGCCGCCGATTGCCTATGAAGCCTTCCTTGGCCTTCCTCGAGGTTTCGCCGGTTCGGCCAGCACCCGCGCCACGTCCTCGGCGTGCATCCCGACCTGTTGCGCCACCTTCGCGGCATATGCGGCCGGCACCCAGCCGCTCAAATGGACGTAGCCGGCCCTTTCGAGCCGGCGTTTCTGGGCTTTGCGGTCGGTCACAGCCAATCGGCCGGCGGCGTGCCGAGCATCGCGACGGCGGACATCTCGTTACGGTCAACGATGACCGCATACTTGAACCCGACTTCGATCAGGTCGGAGGCGATCTTCGCGGCGTCGGCTACGGTATCAAACTCATCGTACTCGGTGGGGCCGAACTCGTCGCTGGTCTCGATGTAGAACCGCTTTGCCATCTCGTTCTATCCCTTGGTAGAGACTCATACATAACGCCACGCGTGGCAATGGTCAAGCATAAAATGCATCCGCGTGGCATTTATTTTGGAGCCTCCGATTGACACACCAGCACGTCCCCTCGCCGATGTTCGGCAGCCCGATTGGCCCATGGCGGCGGCACTTCCCGCTGGTGCCCCGCCGCACATTCGACGGCCTGCTGATCTGGCTCAAGCCAATGGTGAAGCGCCGCATCCAGAAACACGACCACTTGCCCGGCGCGTGCGAGCAGTGGTGGCAGTATGCGCTCCCGAAGGACGCAGGCCTATGACACACCAGCCCGTCCCGCCGATCCAGTGGAACGAGACGCTGCCGCCCGCGCCGGCCAGCGCCATCCTCACTCCCGGCGCGCCCCGCTGGCACTGCCTCATCGTTTACCCCCAGCGTGAGGCCCCCACCCGCTTATGGCTAGGAGAGCACGGCGTTGACAGCTTCTACCCCGTCACCATCACCAAGCAGCGCTACCGAGGCCGAGACATCTCGCGGGTACGTCGTTACCTTCCTGGTTACGTATTCGCCCGCTTTGATGGGGAGCCGATCTGGTGGCGGATCATGGGAGACGATCGGCGCAACGTTCGCGACGTTCTCCGTCTCCACGACGGCACCCCCGGCCGACTCCACGAGGACACGCTCAAGCAGCTCCAGGCCATGCGCGAGGTTGACGAGGCGCTAGAGGAGCGCAAGCGCGCCGCCCGCACCGTCCGCAAGGGCGACAGGGTACGGATCAAGGTCGGCGAGCACGTCGATTGGGAGGTGGAGATCGTGGGCATCCGCGGGCCGAAGGGCGTGTTTCACGTCAAGCTGTTCGGCGCGGACCATGCAGCGGAGGTTGATCTTGCAAACGTCCAGAAGCTCGGATAACATGCGCAGCGAGGCGGCGAAGACCAACAACAGCCGCACGGGCGGGCGAACGCTTCGGGTCGCCAAGTCCTACGGTATTCCCACATGACCGAAGACGGCACGGATATGCAGGAAGCAGTCGAGAAAACTGCGCGCCATCTCTTTGAGCGCGGGCTCCGCCCCGCCGACCAGCGGTTCAGCCACCCTAGCGGAGTGGCCTTCGCGCAGGCAGTAGACGCCCGCGTCGCAGAGTTGCGTGGGGAAGAGTCCACCACGATCGGCGGCTGGGTGGTTAGCGAGACACCCCCCACATGACCGATGCCGAAGTCAGCCGCGCCATATGCGCCATGCGTGCTGCCGGGGCAATCATTCCCGACACGCCCACGATGCGGGCAATCATCGCCGCCCTTCTCGACGCCCAGGTCAACCACGACGTGGACAACACCAAAATGCCCTTCAAGCTGGGCTCAAGGCTTAGCGACGGCAAGAGGAAGCGAAGCCCCGATGGCCGCTAAACTAAAGAACGGAAACCAGCCGAACCGCGGTGGCCGCCCCAAGGGCAGCGTCAACAAGACGACGGCGGCGGCGAAGGATGTTATCGCCCACGCGGCGGAAGCCCTCGGCGGCAAGCAGCGCCTCGTGGCCTGGGCCAAGGAAGCGCCGGAGAACGAGCGCGTGTTCTGGGGGACGATCTACCCCAAGCTGCTGCCGTTGCAGGTGGCGGGCGCGGATGGCGGCCCGCTCAAGATCGAGTTCGTCACGATCTACGAGGACAAGCCGTGCGAACTCAACCCCACGCTCTATGAAGTCCGAGGTTGAACAGGGCGCTCGGCCTTGAGGCCAAGCCTTGAGACATGAGTTCCGCGTCCGCTGGTATCAGCGGGCGTTCCACGAGGCCCTTGTAGGCGATGCGCACGACCGGGCAATTGCCGTATGGCACCGCCGCGCCGGCAAGGATGAGATCGTCCTAAACGCCACGCGTGACCACAGCCAGAAGCGCATAGGGACGCACTGGCATTGCCTCCCCGAATACGCCCACGCCCGCAAGGTGCTGTGGAGCGCCATCAACGCCGCCACCGGCAAGCGCCGGATAGATGAGATCTTCCCGCACGAGATTCGCGAGACGACGCGCGAGCAGGAGATGTTCATCCAGTTCAAGTGGGGCTCTACCTGGCAGCTCATAGGCTCGGACGCCTATGACGCCACGGTCGGCGCCGGCCCAGTCTGGATCAGCTATTCCGAGTGGGCTTTGGCAAACCCGAGCGCCTGGGCCTACCACCGCCCGATGCTGGAGGAGAGCAAGGGCAAGGCGGCCTTCATCACGACGCCCCGCGGCAACAACCACGCCAAGGCGCTCTACGACTACGCCAGCAAGAGCGATCGCTGGTTCGCGGAGATGCTGACCGTCGAGGACACGGGCGCGCTCCGGCAGGACCAGCTTGCCGAGGCGCTGGCGGAGTATCAGGCGCTCTACGGCCTCGACTTCGGCCGCGCCTATTTCGAGCAGGAGTATCTGTGCTCGTTCTCGGGCGCTCAGGTCGGTGCCTACTTCGGCGCGGAGATGGCGAAGGCCGAGCGCGAAGGGCGGATGCTGGACGTGCCCGTTGACCCGCGGCACCCGGTTCACACCGTCTGGGACTTGGGCAAGGCGGTCAACAACCCGATTTTCTGCTTCCAGGCCATCGGCAAGTGGCTGCGGGTGGTGGACTTCTACCGGCCCGAAAGCGACGACCTTGAGGAGTGGGTAGTCTGGCTCAAAGAGCGCGGCTATAACGGCGTCGATTACGTCCCGCACGACATTGCGAACACGGAATGGGGCTCGCGCCGGACGCGCCTTGAAACGCTGGTGCAGTTGGGGCGCAATCCTCGCCGCATCCCGAAGGTTAGCGTGGCTGACGGCCTCCAGGCGGGGCGCACGGCGATAAACTCCGCGCTGTTCCACACGGGCGACGACGAGGCCGGGCAGCGGCTCGCGCTCGGGATCGAGGGCCTGAAGGCTTACCGGCGCGAGTGGGACGACGAGCTAAAGACCTTCCGGGAGAATCCGCTCAAGGATTGGGCGGAGCACATCGGGTCCGCAGGGCGATACCTCGGCTTGGCGTGGCGCGAGGAGTACGTCCGGCCCAAGCCGGATGCGCCGCGCCTCGATCCGGTTTTCCATGACGTGCCCGAGCCGCGTGAGCCGGGTTACGCAATCAGATTGGGGCGGTGAATGGTTGCCAAGACTGACGGCACGGCAAAGCCCTGGCTCAAGCTTCTCAGCGATGCCGAGGAGCGGGAATACCACGCGATCTGTGACGACATCGACAAGCAGTATGGCGACTTGCGCAAGCTGGCCGCGCGCCGGGCGGAGCGGCAGTACCAGATTTTCTGGGCGAACTCCGAGGTTCGGCGCCCGGCGATCTACAGCCGCGCGCCCGTTCCGGTGGCAACGTCCCGCTTCCGCGACCGCAAGCCGCTGCCCCGCAAGGCGGCGGACGTGCTGGAGCGGGCGCTTTCGGCCGACGTGGACAACGACGATCTGCACGACACGATGATGCTCTGCCGGGACGATCTGGAGATCTCGGCGCGGGGCGTGCCGTGGTTGAGCATTGTCGATCGCGACGGGCTTGAGGTGCCGAGTGCCGCGCATGTGTCGCGCAAGGACTTCCGCTGCGACCCGGCGCGCAAGTGGAAAGAGGTTGTCTGGGTAGCTAAGCGGGCATGGAAGGACAAGCCGGGCGTGAAGTCGTGGCTAACTACGCTGCGGGATCGCGGGTATAAGGTGACGGTCCCTGATGGCGCCATCCCCGAGGGGATGAACTTCGAGGACAAGCCGGAGGACCGGAACAAGGACGCCCAGGATAAGGGCGTAGCCAAGGCCCCGATCTGGGAAGTCTGGCACAAGGGCGAGCGCAAGGTCGTTTGGGTGTCCGAGGGCTGCAAGGACATCATTGCCGAAGGCCCGCCGCCGCTCGACCTGACGGGGTTCTTTCCCTGCCCCCGCCCGGCCTATGGCACGCTCCAGCCCAACACTCTGACGCCGGTTCCCGACTTCGTTTACTACAAGGACCAGGTTGAGGAGATCAACGAACTGACGGCCCGCATCGGTGGGTTGCAGAAGTCGCTGCGGGTGAAGGGCTTCTACGCCGCCGGCAACCCGGAGGTGGCGGACGCCATTGAGGGCGCGATGAAGCGCGCGGACAACAACGCGCTGTTGGTGCCGATCTCAAGCATGGCGGCGCTTGGCTCCGGGCGGATGGACGACGCCATTGCATGGTGGCCGATCGAGCAGGTCGTCACGACGCTGCAGGCGTGCATCGAGGTCCGCCGGCAGTTGGTGCAGGACGTGTACGAGATAACCGGCATCTCGGACATCATGCGCGGATCGACGGATGCGCAGGAGACACTCGGCGCGCAGGAGCTCAAGTCGCAATACGGCTCGATCCGCATTCAGGAGCGGCAGGGCGAGATGGTCCGGCTGGCGCGGGACGTGATCCGCATGAAGGCGGAGATCATGTGCGAGAATCTGGAGATCGACCAGTTGCTGATGATGGCGCAGGTGGACGACCTGCCGCGGCAGGCGGACATCGAGGCGCAGAAGGCGCAGGTGCAGCAGCAGTGCCAGCAGCAGATCATGGCGGTGGTGGAGCAGGCTATGATGGCGCAACAGCAACCGCAGATGGCCCCGCAGCCGGGGATGATGCCCGGTGCTGCCTGACCTCGGCGCCCTCCCGCCGGAGGTCCAGCAGCAAATCCAGCAACTGGAGCAGCAGTGCCAGCAGCAGTTGGCCGAGCTCGACCAGACGGTGACCGTCGAGAAGGTCGGCGCGCTACTGAAGGATCAGAAGCTCCGGCCGTTCGTGCTCGACATCGAGACCGACAGCACCATCCAGCCCGACGAGATGCGGGAGAAGCAGAAGCGGCAGGAGTTCGCGGCGGCCATTGCCGAGGTGCTGAACAATGGAGTTCAGGCGATGCAGCTGGCCCCGCAGTTGGGCAAGTTCGTCGCCGAGAGCCTGCGTTTCGTAGCATCGGGCTTCCGGCCCGGGCGGCAGATGGACGAAGCGATTGATGAGGTGGCGGAGGAGTTCGCCAACTACCAGCCGCCGCCGCAGGACAGCGGGGAAGACCCCGAGGCCGCCAAGATGATGGCGCAGGCCGAGATGGTGAAGGCGCAGGCGACCGGGGAAGCGGCGCAGGCCAAGGCCGAGGAGGCCAAGGGCAAGGTCGGCTTGATGCAGCAGGAAATGCAGATCAAGCAGCAGGAGACGGCCATCGAGGGTCAGAAGACCCAGGCCGAGATTCAGAAGATCGGCGCCGAGATCCAGAAGATCAGGGCGGAGATCGGCTTCAAGGCGCAAGAGGCGCAGGTGGACGAGCAGATGGCCCGGACGGACATGGCGGTCAAGGCTCGGGGCGACCAGCGCGCGGACCAGGACGCGCAGCATGGGCGCTCATTGCAGGAGCGGGAGTTCAGGCGCTCGGGCGAGCAACAGAAGAGCGCGGACAAGCGGGCCGGCGCGGAGAGCGCGGCCAAGGTTCAAAGCATGAAAAGGAAACCGGATGGCCGTTGATAGCATGTCAGCCCCCGCCGCGGGTTATGCGGCGGTCACAAAGTCGGACACCACCGACCTCGGCCCGGTGCGGGCGCTCTACATCGGCGTCACGGGTGACGTGACGGTAAGCACCGGCCTGACCGGCTCCGGTGTGGTGTTCAAGGCCGTCCCCGTTGGCGTGCTTCCGGTGTCGTGCCGGCGAGTGATGGCGGCCACGGCCGCGACGGATATTGTCGCGCTCTACTGACATGCTGCCGAAGAACGGGGAACTCCGCGGCGGCGAGCGGTGGGACCGCCTTTCGGCGGCATGGGTGCCGGCCGATGAGTGGCAGCGCCGGCAGTGGTCTCGCGAGGATGCGGCCTTCGCGCGGAAGGCGAACCAGGGGCAACTCTGCGCGCCGCGGTTCTTCACCGACACGCAAGGCGGCATTCGCGGCATCCGTTCGATGAAGGATGGACGGATGTACGACAGCAAATCGCAGATGCGAAAGCACTACCGCGAGAGCGGGGTTCTCGAGGTCGGCGACGACAGCTCGGTCACGAATCGGGACAAGATCACGGGGCCGCGGCAGCGGTACGAAGACCCGAAGCAAGAGCAGAAGATCGACGCCGCGCTCGGGCGCGCGTGGTCGCGTGTCGGCCTGCCGGCCTAGTCCAAGGACAAAGCATGATTGACGAGCCAACGGGGGCCGACGCCCCCGCGGAAGACCGTTCGCTCGACTCTGTGATGGATCGGGCGTTCGACACGGCGCTCCGAAGCGATGCCTCGGAGGCGGCGGAGGAGGTCACGCTTGAGAGCGGGCCGGCGCGCGGCCCGGATGGGAAGTTCGTCCCGAAGGACGCCCCCGAGCCCGCTGCGGCCCCTGATCCGGTCGCTGAGCCCGTTGTCGAGGTCCCGGCATGGCTTAACGACGACACCGCCAAGGCGGTATGGGGCCAAGCTCCGCAGGCGTTGCGCGACCACCTGGCCACCCGCTTCGGCGACATGGAAAAGGGCATAACCGAATACCGCGGCAAGCTGGAGCCGCTGCGGCAGTACGCGGAGCAGGCGGAGGCGCAGGGGACGACCCTGGCCGAAGCGATGGACCGCTACGTCGGCATTGAGCGGCAGTTGGCCACCAACCCGATACAGGGCCTTGAGTTCATCTGTCAGAACATGGGCACGTCGCTCCGCGACGTTGCGGCGCATGTGCTGGGCCAGCCGGTGGCGCCGGTCGATCAGCAGGTGCAGCAGCTATCCGGGCAGATGCGCGAGATGCAGGCCGAGCTCGACCGATACCGCAAGGCGGAGCAGGACCGCGGCCTGGAGGTCGTCCAGAGCTTCGCGGCGGCCCAGCCGCGCTTTGCGGAGCTTGAGCATCACATCGCATGGGCGTTGAAGACCGGCGCGATCCCCCGCACGGGCGATCCTGCCGCCGATCTCAACGCGGCATACCAGTTCGTGGAGCGGCTCGTACCCGCGGCCACGCCCCCGGCCCCCGTGGCCACCCCCGCCGCCACTGCGCAGGCGGCTCCCGCCCCCAAAAAGGCGGGCATCTCGATCGACGGTGCACCCGGCTCGAACCCGACAGTGAGACCAAAGGCGAGAAATTCGACTGAGGCGGTTGATCGTGTCTTCGATCAGCTCGGCCTCTAACCCCCCCTCTTAGGAGTTCAGCCACATGGCGAACATCAACTCGACCGAGGCCTATCAGGAGGCCCTGTCGCTTGCCTTTGAGGATCGGTCTTCGGATTATCAGGACTTGGTGTCGAACAACAACGTTGCGCTCTTCGAGATGAAGAAGCGCGGCGGCTGGCGTCCATACTCTGGCCCGTACATCCGCGAGACCCTCCTCTTCGGCGAGAGCGGCACGTATATCCGGCATTCGGGATACGACCTCTTGAACCCACTGCCGGCGGACCTGTTCAACGATGCGGTCTTCGCCCCGAAATCGGCATCCGTGTCGGTTTCGATGCCGATGGACCAGATTCTGGACAACGCCGGCTCGAACATGATCCGCGACCGATTCAAGGCCCACGTAAAGGCGGCCGAGAAGGAGCTCAAGGATCGGTTCACTGAGGACTTCCACAGCGCCGGTTCGGAGACGAACCAGATCGGCGGCTTGCAGATGGCGGTGCCGACGACGCCCACCAACGACTACGGTGGCATCTCGCGTTCCACCTACTCAATCTGGGCGACGACCACCTACGACGCCAACTCGGCGTTCACGGGGATCACCGCGGTCAACTCGACCACGGTGAAGTCGATCTTCAACCAGATTCTTGCCGCAAAGCAGCGCGGCAACGAAGGGCCGGACCTGGCGCTGTGCTCGACCGAGCACTTCCTGGCCTACTCGGCGGCGGTGGAGAATATCCAGCGCATCACCGACAATACCGACTATTCGGCGCTCGGCTTCACCAACCTCAAGTACTTCGGGGCGGGCAAGTCGATCGACATCGTTCTGGAAGGCGGGATCGGGACGGCTATGCCGGCCAATACCACCTACTTCCTCGACATGGACTCGCTGGCGTTCCGGTACAACCCGGATCGTAACTTCGAGCCCTATGGCGGGAAGCGGGCGCCGGTCAACCAGGACGCCATCGTCCAGCACATCGGCTTCCGTGGCAACCTCACGATGAACAACCCCTTGTTCAACGTGAAGATGTACGACAGCACCCCGTAAGGAGACCCGGATAAAATGGTTGCAGTCAGCACTTCCGCCTGGCGTTCGGGTGAGCCTTCCCGGCTCTTGCCGTCCAAGCCCGGCGATGTGGACACCACGGCGAAGGTCCCCCTCGGGACCCGAGCCAAGTTCGTCCATCCGACCTACGGCGAGGGGGAGTTCATCTACCTCACCGGCGTGGCTTCTACCGTGGCGGGCGATTCCGTCGTCTACGACACCTCCTATGTCACCGTGCGAGCGGCGGCGACGGCCAGCGACACGTGCCCCTGGGCATTCGCCACGGCTGCGACGGTCGCCAACACCTATGGCTGGTATCAGATCAGCGGCATGGTCGTGGCGAACAAGACCAAGACCGTCAGCATGGCGGCCGGCATCACGGTGGGCGTTTCGACCGCCGGCCTGATCTCGGCTTCGTCCTCGCTGAAGGAGCTTCTGGGGTGTGTTGTGGCTCTCGTGGCGTCGGCGACGACCACCACGAACAACGGCGGTAAGGTTGTGCTCATGTGCGACCGGCCCCACGGCCAGGGCCGCATTACCTGACCAAGCGGGCCGGCGGGGAAACTCGCCGGCCTTCCCTCATTCTCGGAGAGAATATGCCGGGCGACTTCCTGCAAATCACCTACCAGAACCCGCACGCGGAACGGCCGATGTTCATTCCGTATCTGGTCATGCCGAACACGCATGAGGAGCAGGTAGACGCGAACATCCGGGCCAACAGCCAGTTGGACGTGCCATGGCTGGCCCGGCGGGATGCTCACGACAGGGTTGCTGTGATCTGCGGCGGCGGCCCGTCGCTGGTGGACGACATCGACACGATCAAGGCGATGGCCAACCGCGGGGCTACGGTATTCGGGCTTAACGGCGCGTCCGTCCTTCTCTCGCGGGACGTGGCGGTTGACTATCAGGTCATCATCGACGCGCAGGAAATCACGTCGGCCCTGGTTGACCTCGACGCGAACCGCCGGCTCTTCGCGAGCCATGTGCACCCCGAGACGGCGGCATCCGCGGACGAATTCTTTCACCTCAACTTCGACGGCGTGGAGGACTTGCTGCCGCCCGCGAAGGTTGAGGAAGGCGGCTATACGCTGGTCGGCGGCGGGGTTTCGGTGGGCATCACGGCGCTGGTCGCGGCGTTCGTGCTCGGCTACCGCAAGATGCACTTGTTCGGCTACGACAGCAGCAACCGCGCCGGGGCAACGCACGCCTACAAGCAGTGGTGGAACGAAGGCATCCCGCAGATCGACGTGACGTGGGGCTATCGGCAGTTCCGGGCGTCCATGCCCATGAAGCTCCAGGCGGAGGCATTCCCTCGGTTCGCGGCGCAACTGATCGAGGAAGGCTGCGAGCTTACCGTTCACGGCGACGGCTTGCTCCCGGCGATCTGGAACGAGCCCCCGGCGGACGAGCGGCAGAAATACCAGTTGATGTGGATGAACCCCAACTACGGGCGGAAATCCCCCGGCGAGGAAAGCGCGGAAACGTTCGCGGAGGTCGTCAAGCCGGATGGGCTGGTGGCCGACTTCGGGTGCGGCACCGGGCGCGGCGCCAAGGCGATCAACGATATCACCGGCTGCGACGTGCTTCTGGTCGATTTCACGGACAACTGCCGCGACAAGGACTTGATGCACCTGCGGTTCCTGCAATGGGATCTCACCAAGCCGATGCCGTTCCGGGCGCCCTATGGCTACTGCGCCGACGTGATGGAGCACATCCCCACTGACGACGTGCCGGCGGTGATCGCCAACATCATGGCGGCGGCGGAGCGGGTGTTCTTCCAGATATCGACCATCCCCGACCAGTTCGGGGCGACAATCGGCCAGAGGCTGCACCTGACGGTGCGGTCGCATGGGTGGTGGGCGGAGAGGTTCGCCGGCTATCGCATCGAATGGCAGGAAGAAACCGACATTTACTCCAGTTTCTACATCAAGAGGGCCTGATGGAACTGAACAAGAGCAGCGTTTACGTACAGTTTTACACCGAAGCGATCCCGGACGGGAAGGCGAGCGCGGAGGCGGGGCGGCAGGTGTTCAAGGAAGTCGAGATGGTCAAAATCCTGACCATCGGCGACAAGGACAACAACTTCGTCGGGCAGGCGCACCACACCTTCATGCGCGACCCGCGCGGCTCGGGCCGGTTGACGCCCGCGCAGCGGTATCCAGAGCAGTATGCCGCCTTCAAGGCGGGGCTGGCGGAGACCGTCACGGGCACGCCGCTGGAGTATCTGCCGTTTCTGGGCAAGGCGCAGATCGCCGATCTGAAGTATGCCGGCGTGCGGACGGCGGAGGAGCTGGCCAACATGGGCGAGCAAGCCGCCGCCAAGGGCTTCGGCTGGCGGGATCTCCGCGAGCAGGCGAAGACGTGGCTGGACGAGGCCGACAAGTTCGCGGTGGCCAACAAGGCCAAGGCGGAGGCCGTAGCCGCGAACGCGCGCGCCGACGACTTGGCGAAGCGGCTTGCGGAGATGGAGGAAAAGATCGCGGCGATGGACAAGCGCGGGCCGGGCCGGCCGCGTAAGGAAGAGGCCGCCGCCTGATGCAAGTCCTCGGCGTCATCCAGCGCATGTGCAAGGTGGTCGGCATGGCCGTGCCGGATGTCGTCTATGGCTCGGACGACCGCTCGGCGCAGGAGCTTGGCGCGCTTGCCAACCAGATGGCGGAGCGGATCGCCGAGGAGCACGACTGGCAGCGGACGCGGGTGCTGGCGACGATCACGGGCGACGGCACTTCGCAAGCCTTCGCGCTGCCGGACTACTACAGCCGGATGCCGGCGGTCTCGCGGCTTCGCAGCGCCGAGTGGGAGCTGTCACACGTCCTGGACCATGATGTGTGGCTGGACTGGCAGTTGCGCAGCTACACGCCCGTCAACGGGGCGTGGACGATGCTTGGGGACCGGATCGAAATACTCCCGGC